TTCTGTAATTTACTGAGAGGATTTGTGTTTTCCATTTTCCCGAAAGCATCCATCATGTTTCCTGCCGAGTCTGACATGTTGTCTAAATTCTCGGTGAACTTTTCGGCGTTCTTTCCCGATACAGCCAAAACAACCGGAAGCGCCCGCGCCTCTGTAATAACATTACGCAAACCGAACAAGGTTCCGCCCGTTGCCCTTGCCACTTCGTCAAGTGCTCCGCCGAGTCCCTTATCTATCATCAGTTTTGACCCCTCGGCGGTCTTTGCCATTGACATAATCGCGGCTCTAATTCCGGTAAACAACTGCTCTGCATTTACTGTTTTCGATGCTGTTGCAATTGTTGCTAAAAGGTCGTCGAACGGGATGCCGGCCTTTTCTGCAACGCCTGCGACCGATCCAATCTTTTCGGCTAGTTGCTCATACGTGATAACGCCATATTTTACGGCGGTGAAGAGTTTGTCATTGATATTGTTTGCTGATCCTGCGGCTTCCCCATAAGAGTCCATGATTCTTGTCGTTGCTTCTACCGCAACCGCCACGCCTGCCGCGCCCGCCTTGGCTGCTTTGGCGGCTGTTTTCATAAAGTCAAAAACATTATCGGCAGGTACACCAGCGGATAAAGCATCATATAAACCCTTTGTCAATTCCTCTTTTGCTAGTCCAAATTCTGCTGACATTCCGCGAACTGCTTTTCCGACTTCGCGGGCGGTTTGATTTGTCAAAGTGGCAATCTGACCTATCTGCATATTAAACTCTTGCGCCTTAACCATTGCCGCGACAAGCCCTGTAGCTGCCCCTGCAAATGCAAGCGCCATGTTGCGGCCTAAACGCATAACGCTATGACCAAACGCCTTTATACTTGCGCCCGCGCTTTTCAATCCGCTGCTTAAAAGGTTGCGCGCCCTGACTATGAGAGTTAATTCTTTTTTACCCATCTTCTTTTCCCCGGTTGCGTATCTTGTAGAGCGCCAGTCCCAGCGCCTGATCAGCTTTCATGCGCTCATCTTTTTTAGGGTCTTTTCCGTCCGCGTTGTCCTGCGCCATGATTGCCGCTAGTACGTCCCCAGCATAGCTTGCCGTGCATCTGCGCTCCCAGTAATCAGGATCACCGCCGCAGGTTGCCGCAAGGTAAACGGAAAACTCGCCGCTTGTCATTGTCTGTCCGTCCGGGTTCGGCGGTCTTTCCGGTTCTTCATCCTGCGATATAATCCTAGCCATAGCCACGCGTAACTCTGCCATCGTACACCTGAATGACATACCAAAGGCCAGAACCTTAACCGCGGCCACCATCGGCCCGCAATCAAGCTCTGTTCCCTCTGTGCGGCCGTGCATCATTGCGTATGCAAGCGCAAACTCTTTCAGGATGCCGACCGCCAACTTGCAACCAACGCGCTCGTACCAGTCCGCGGCAAAAAGAGTTAGCGGCCATAACGTGCGGCCCCCGACAAAAACAGGAACGCCGCGGGCGAGTAGCTGGCGGCTTTCAGGGTTTTCGACAAGCGATGCAAGGTAGTTGATGGTGACAATATCCTGAGCCGTGGGCGTGATGCCCTCCGACTCAAGAAGTTGTATTTCGGCGGCTGCGATTCCGCTAAGTGTGGCTAGATTGTGCATTATTACGCCGCGTCCCTGTCAAGTATCTTTTCAGCCGCCACGCTGGTTGTGTGGAATCCTGAGCCTGCCTCGGTTGCGCCTGCCTGCTGCGTCTCTGACCATCCGCCCGCGCCGGTAGGTGTCCATGCACAAGCCGCCGTTATGCGTACCAAATCCGCGGTCTGTGTAGCCACGCCACCGGAAACACCATGAGCTGCAATCACGCCCAAGCCGTTAGGAGTCGATGCAATATCAACCGCGGCGGAATAGCTGCTGCCTGTGCAACGGCAACCCGCGTCAATCGCAAAACTCATAAGCTGCGCTCTCTTCGCCGCGGTGATAACTATGCTGTCCGGAATCGACCATTTATTTGTAAACGATGCGGGCGCAACAACGGTCTCCGTATTAAATTGACCCGTGACTACAATCCGCGGCCATGCCCCGCTTGCAGTTGTACAAACCAAAGATCCCGCGATTGTTCCCGCCACAAGCTCGCCTACTTCCAACGTGTTCAAATTGATCGAACTCGTCTGCACTTCATAGGTACATGAGATGTCAGCGAGATCTCCGTCGGCGTTCTGGCCGGTCAATTCCTCATCCTCAAAATCACCGTCCTGATTCTCGGCCCGTGTCACGCTTTCCGCAACTGGGGTCAAGCTAGAATCGACTAAAACGAGCACCGCCGTCGCCAATCCGAAATGATCTGTTAATGCTCCAAAATTTAATGCTGCCATTTTATACCGTCCTTTTTGTTAAACTACCGCATTGCGGTCAATGAGTTTTTCCGCCGAAACTGATGTATTGTGAAAACTTGATTGCGCCTCGGTTGCGCCCGCCTGTTGAGTTTCAAGCCATCCGCCTAAAGCTGTTGGAGTCCAGGAGCACGCGGCGGTAATTCTCACAAGGTCTGCGGTCTGAGTAACCACCCCGCCAGATACCGCGTGCGCCGTGACAACGCCCACGCCATTAGAGGTTGAGCCAATGTCAACCGCGGCGCCGTATGAACTGCCTGTTAATCTGCAATCTGCACCGATTGCAAAATCCATCAACTGCGCCCGTTTCGCCGCGGTTATGGTGATGCTGTCCGGTACTGTCCATGTGTTTAAAAATCCGCTCGGCGCAACGACTGACACGGTGTTCTTCTGGCCAGTGTAAACTATCCGCGGCCATGCACCGGCGGCTGTCGTGCATACAAATCCTGACGCTATCGTATTCGCCGCGATCTCACCGACAAGCAATGTGTTTAAATTTACTGTCGATGTCTGAACCTCATACGTGCAGGAAACATCCGCAAGCGTGCCCGCGGTGGTCTGTCCGGTTTTTTCCTCGTCCTCTGAGTCGCCGTCCTGATTCTCTGCCCTAACAACCGATTCAGCTACCGGCGTAGAACTGGAATCGACCAAAACCAAAACCGCACTTACAAGCCCGAAATGGTCTGTTAATGATCCAAAATTAGTTACTGCCATGATATACCTTCCTTTACTTTAAAAATCTGTGCGCCCATAATGCATGCGTATTCCGAAACCTATCATATTAACCCCGCCCTCTTCATAAGGAGGTAGCGGGTCATTTATTGTCATGCTCGCAAACGTTGCAATCCTGTTATCTGTGTGTGTGTCAATCATTCCGTTAAAATATGTTATCTCTTCGCCGTCAGTTCCCGTTCTGAATTGAGAAAATAGCTTATCCGCCAAAGTCTGCACCGCCTCATACATGTCAGAAATTATCTGGTGGTCCCGGTCGTCATCAATGATGGTCGCACAAATCAAAGTAGCATCAACAAAGCATGTCGATTGACTGTCATCCGTTGAATGCGGAGTTGTGCGGATATCCAAAAGTGGAAAGTTTCGGTCTCCGTTTTCAGGGTTGCTATCCAACCCGCCGTCAAAGTTCATGTTATGCCAAGCGCGGATAGTTGTCTCGCTTCCAAACTCTGCATATTTGCGTATGGTTTCCGCAAGTGCTAATTCTATTGCTTTTGCATCTGTCATTATTCCCGCCCCATTCCTAATTTTTTCCGCAATGTGTTTTCAATTTCGTGCATCAAAGAACTGGCGGCCCTTTCCATTGCCGTGTCTACCGCCTGCGGCCCGCCCCTTAGCGCGTCCAAGATATATGACACGCGGTTTGTGATTATAACCTGCGGATTTGCGCCTTTTAAATCGCTTTGAACTCGGATATATTTTGAGCCGTAAAACTTGCCGCCCTTCCCTACTCCTGCCATTGATCCCTGACGGCCCAGCCATTTCATGCCCCACGAGAAAGACGCTTTCGCCATTCCTCTATTCTTAATAATCACGTATGGGTGCTTCTTTGCCTGCGCCTCTGATCTTGCTCTAAAATAAAGCTTCTTTCCGGTCTTGCCTTTTGCTACAAAAAGTTGATCTTTGCCTTTAACAGATAAATATCCCGCGCTCCGCATATTCTTGTTATGCAGCTTATCTTCTTGTATGCGCCGCTGGTCCTCTAAATCCGCGTAAAACTTTCTATACTTTGGAGCAATCCGCGCCGATGTTCCAAGTGTACTTGATATTGCCCACGCTACTTTTTTAACGCCATGTGCCAGCGTCCATCCTAGTTCACGCTGTCCGGCGGCCATAGCTTTAAAAACCGAGTCGATATCCGACTGCGGAAACTCAATTTCTATTCCTGCACCCGTAACGTTTGAACTAGCTCTGCTCATAGTTCCTCTTTTCAAGCGTGTATGTAACCACGCCGCCAGCTATTTTCTTGCCGCCGATCCTGAACGCCTGCCAATCTTTGGCTCCGCCGTCCACCGGCTGCAATATTTCAACCTCTGAGCCTATCGCAAATCCGCGGGATGGAATATCGGAAACTCTTAATTGCACCTGTGCGTCTGTTGCGAAATACTGCCCCTCTTCGCTGTTCATCCGGTCAAGGCCAATCCCTGCCGCGGTTGCCTTTTCTACTGTCTGGTTTTTCGAGTTGCGGATTTTGCACCGGCTGTCAGCGAGCGCCGCCCATCCTGCGTTAAAAATATAGATTTCGTGGTTAATCATATTGCCGCCTCTTTCTGGTTAAATCATGCCCGCAAAAACCAGCCCAATTTTGACTTTTTGGCGATTCTCTCTCAGCCGTTATTATGTCATTTTACACTTAGCTGTTTTGGCTTTTGATGCTGCGCTATTTGCGGGCATAAATTTAAACTCTTGTGATCCCGTGCGGGTGTTGGCCCGCACGGTTTCGTTTCTTTGCTTACTCGTTCCACCTGAAGGCGGATAGACCTTAAGTATCTTATTCGATACTCCGTTGCCGATAAACAGGGTGCGCCCTGTGATCTTATCGTTTGCGTGTATAATAACGCCGACGGCATCATCTGCTGCCGTGGTCGGGTAGACCGATGCTGTCTGGAAGCGGCGCTGCGTCTGCTGTAGTTGTTCCAAGCGCTATTGTGCTTGCGCCGATCCCCATCACTACACGGCCGGCAAAGGCGGCGGCGCGGACACCAAGCGTATACGCACCTTCTCTGTATCAGCAGCGGTCAGGGTTGCGCAGAATCCCATAAAGGTGTTCCCGCTTGCGGTTGCGGTTGCGGCCCCGGCCAGCGCCGTGCCTCCAACGCTCGAACCGTTTGCATCCCAATAAACCGCGTCACCGGCTACGATGATTTCCGCGTTCTGGTCAACGTCGAAAATACCTGACACTGCCAGCGCGCCAAGCGTGCTGGCGGCAATCGGGTTAAGTGCGATACCGACCAAGTTTCCCTGTACGACAACCTGCCCGGCAACTACTGCGGCAACTGGTGTATAATCAACAACCGCGCCCGCCTTAATGTATGTTCCTTGCATAATTTTACCTCTTTGAATTTATGCCGCCCGTTTTTCAGAGCGGCGATTGTTAATTAAACACCGGTCGAATAAACCGTGCCCTTGTACTCTGCAGCAGCAACACCGTAATCATACACGCAACGCATTTGAATACCGAGCTGGTTAAACTCCATCTGACTGCTTTCAACCACCGGCTGTTCGTTGCCGTTCAAGAAAGCAACCTCCATAAGCGCTATCATTGATGGGTCTGCCGTCATATACCAAGGAGCCGTTGCCAGATACTTTGAAAGCACCGGGCGGAATGTATTGATATATATGTTCGCATCGCCGCTCTTTGTGGTTCCTCCGATCATCTTTCCAGAATTGAAAAGTTCACGGGCTGGCCCAAATGCGGTCTTACCACAAAGCAGAATTGATCCTTCAACCCCAAGCGGGTTTCCGTCATAATCCTGAAGAGCAAGATACAGCAACTCAGCCGCGGCCATTGTGGTAGTGGTTAGCGCTCCGGTTGTGGTGTTAGCATTTCCGCCTGTGTAGTTTGCAGAAACGGACGCTTCAAGCGCGGCCCAGAAATCAACATTCAGCGTGCGGGCTGAAGAGTTTCCGAGTTTAACTGGAAGGTCTGACAAAACGCCAAGGTCATCATTAATAATGTCTTTGCGGGTAATTGCCAGCATGAGCGCTTTTGTGTCCGCGGTAATAGTTCTGGCGTTATCGCTGATTGTCCCGTGCTGAATTTCGCCGTCGGGTGCCAACTTTTTGAGATTGGTCGCCATAACAAGACCGACTCCTGTGTTGGCCTTGAAGTCAACAACCGAACGAATACGCGAAACCTCGCGCCACGTCTGTTCCTGAGCGGCGAATCCCTGCCGCACAAACTTGTTCACAGTTGCGCCCAAAACATTGGCCATTGAAGCAGTGGAAAATGCCGCCTGGATAAAGTCTGAATCGTGGCGGGTTTTGTCCAGCACTTTACCGCTTAAAGCAAGTGTGGCTTTCACAAACTCAGTGATAGTTCTTACCTTAATATCCCCAGCGCGGTTCAGGACTTCGGCGCTGAAAGACTCCAGTGGATTTTTAAGACCGGCGCGCAAACATGCGGCGGCCTGAACTGTCTCTTCGGTGATTGCACCGGCGACAACTTCTGGTTTCTGAATATTGAACCCGAGATCAGGACGCTCCAACTGAACCTTTGCGGCCTCAATCTCTTTCGCCTGTTCTGCTTTCTCGGCTTTCAATACTGCGATCTCGGTTTTCGTCGAGTCCCATCCATCTTTGACCGCCTGCGCCATAATAGCGGGGTGATCTTTCGCAACGGCGGAAACCGCCTGAATGCGTCCTGTCTCTTCTACCGCTGCGGCTCTGATATCCTCGGCGGTTTTGACCTCATTGTCTTTGGCCATGATCTTGTCCTCTTTTGTTGTTTGTAATCCCGCCGCAATCGCGGCACTCGTTGTGTCATCCGCACCAAGCGGCAAAATCGATACCTCATTGAGTTTGCTTTCCATGATGAGCGTAAACGGCCCCTCGAACGTCTGCCCGTTTGCCTCTACGCTTTCACCTTCCGCAACCTCCCGCGATTTAAGCGGCGTTGCTCCCATAGAAACCTGAAACTTGTAGCCGTTGCGGGCATTGATTAAAACCTTGCCTGCGACGGTTGACTTGTCCTCATAATCCCCCGTAAATGTCCCGATGGCGGTGATGCCGTTATCAAGCGTAACTTTTGATGTCTGGCCTAAAACCGCGTCGATGCTGTATGAATCATGCCCGTACAAAATCGGCGTATTATTGCTTGCTTTCATACCAGCCACGTCAATAACTACCATCCCCCAATAGCCAACGTTTATCTTTCCGCCGTTGTATGCGGCCATTTCTACCGTAGGGAGTTTCGCCACCTTGCCATCTTCGGCAACCGCGGCCAAAATCTGGCAATCGCCTATCATTGCGATTATCTTTTCATCAAGTTTTTTCCCGTCACTCATCGTCATTATCTCCGTTTTGATTGTTGTCATCTTAGTCCGGTTCAGGCGGCGCAACTGTCGCGGGGTTTGCCGCTGGCGCTGCGTAAGGATAAGGAGCGGGCGGGAGTTTAGCCGCGGCCCGCGCTTCATTCCACATCACTTCGCCGCTTATCATTTCGTCTATGCGCTGTTTCTCTTTGCGCTTCGAGTCCTCGCCCTGACTGGCCCAGTAGTCGCCCTTTGTAAGTGTCCCGTTCTGCAATCTGACATTATCCGCATTTGCTTCCTTCTCCGGGTCAACATGACCGCGGCCTGAGTAATACCACTGCGGATTGCTGATCGCTAAAACGTCCTCTTTGCTAAGCGCTTTGCGGGCCTTGTATTCAGCTAACCAATTATCGTAAATCCGGTTTAGCATGTCGCGCTCTAGGCCCTCGCGGTCAACCTCAATGCTCCGGTCGTAGGTCTGGAAGTCAAGCCGCCCGGATGCGTAATTGTACCCGCTGGAATCCCCCCTCGCTACATTGGCGGGCATATTCAACGGGCGGGCGGCCTCGGTGATGATCTCTGCCTTGAAGTCCTTATATTGCGTTGTCGGTTGTTCTGCTTTAAGTTGCTTTAAGTCCCACCCCTCCGGGGTGCTTACCATGCAGTTACGCCCGAACTCCATCGTTATACTCGGCTCCGCAAATGTAACCGCGCTGTCGCCCTCCGGTAGCAAGTTGGTGGTCAATACACCGCTGATCTCCGCGGCCCGTGTTGCCGTCTCTGTAACCGCGATAGTGTACTTTCTAAGCAATCCGAAAAGGCTTAAAGATGATGTGATTTCGGACACGCCGCGGATCTGTCCGGGCCTGTCCGAATCAAAATAATGCAGCATGAACTTGCGGGCCACCCAGTCGCCGCCGGTCTTTCCAAATGCACTGAACCTGTAATCTCCGGGATGCTCTTTTAATACGCGATATGCAATCGGGTTTCCGTATGAATCGAGTTTTACACCGTCAACCTCATCGGCCTTTCCGGTATAAAAGCCCTCAATCTGATCGCACTCTAGCAATTTAACATCGAGTTTGATTTCGTTTTTGATTTTGGGATTTGTGAAGAGTTGCGCGAACGCCTCCCCGTCCTGACATTTTGCTTTCCGTGCGGTTCGTAGTTTTGCGAATAGCTCCGCGGCCTTTGCCCATGCCTGAAAATCTAATTCCGCGACCTGCTGCTTTTCGCCGTTGCCCAGCTGAATCTGGATCACCGGCCCGACCACATCATTTGCAAGCGTCTTAACAATTCCCGCGGCATAGCTGTTATTGGCAATCTCATAACGCGCCCGGTCTCGGATCACCTTTCGAACAGACGGGTTATTTGCCGCCGCTGCTGAAAGCCCGTCAACGTTGCTCCATAAATTAGCGTTCTCGGTTGAACTCTGCGCCGCGTCATACCGCCCCTTGATTGAGCGCGATATCAAATCGGATTGGTTAAACGTCCGCCGGGTTACTTTCGCTTTACGTGCCATAGTGACGACTCCCTAAAGCGGTTGCCCGGCCCAAAGACCCGAACGGGCTTCCGGTGATGCGTTTTCGTCCTTCGTGTGCGTCCAGAGCTATTGCGTCCGCTATGCTTAGATTGGTAACGCTTCCAGACGGGGAGCTGACTGAGCGCGGCCCTGCGGCCAATGCGTCAATGATTGCGTCAATTTCTGCTTGTGTTGCCATAGATTGCCCCTTTTGAGACAATTAAAGCAAGTTTTTTTTATTTGTAAACCGTAAATGTTGATTAGGCGTGAAATTGTGTCACATGTGACACTTTATAGATATTTGTGTATACTGAAAAACCGCCGTGAAATTAATCAGCGGCGGTGTGATTGAATATATGTCGAATTACCGCCCCGTCAGAGCAAAACATATTTTGCTGTGATCTTTCTGAATGCCTTCGGGGAATTTATTCTTGTTGTCCGCCCTCAACTTCTTGCAGAATTTAAGCCGCAATTTCATTGATCCAACCGTATTGGTGTCCATGCCATTAGCATCCGTCATCTTGTCAATCTGCTTCTTGGCACGTTTCGTCATATGTCTATCTGTCATCGTCTGCATCGTCTTATTCCTTTCGTTGTACTAAGTATTGCCGGAGCCTTGCCACAGAGAAGTCCACCATTTTGTTATCTGGACTTCGTCGGTGGTCCCGTCAAGACAGCCGTTACCATTAAATCACAATCCACCGCACTTGTAAACTAAAATAATAAAAAATATTATCACCTCTCGTACGTGCTGTAAACGTGCCCGCAATGGCTACACGTCCGTCGCCGGTGCCGAGTGCTGCCCCGCTGCTCACGCGACATGTAAACAGTAGACCGGCGGCAATGGCACCGCGGGCAGTGGATTCCGGTGTCGTCGTCCTTGTCCATGAAGTCCGCGGGCCATGTCTTTCGTGGGTTTGTGCGGGGCGCTGTCATTTCAATACCTTTTTCTGAATTATATTTTTGAGCCTTTTTATTTCGGCTGCCGATATTTCTTTGCCTCGGCGCAGAGCGAAGCGGTCAATACTGACAATGAACTCCGCGCCCGGTATCGGTTCCTGTAGTTTCATTTTACCTCCTTAACTGCGCCTGAGTAACGACCCGGCGCTCTTTTTTCTTATCAATAAACCCTCCCGTTCCTATTCCTGACCACCCGGCCAGAGCGTAAAGCATTGCCATAACGTCGCCCGCATCGTGCGGATAGTTCGGCGTTGTGTTCCATCGGTATGTCATCCGCCCGCCCACATCGCCCTTGCCCGCCAACTGTTCGCGGCATATCTGATCCGCCCATTCTTTGTTATGACCGTCCGGTAAAGAGCATGCACCCGGCGCGCCCATTGTTCCAAGCCATGCTAGTTGTGCGGTCTCTTTCCATACATCCGCGTCAAAGCAGATCCACCGCGCCCGCGTCACCTTGTCAAAGCATTGATACACGCCATTTCGCGGCTGGCCTATGTGTGACTTAACAGCGGGGTTATACGTGCGCCCGGCGCGGCCTGTGGATGGTAAACAGACAAGCCCGCACTCACGCTGCGATATCAAAGAGAATTTCATGACCGCGCTGAACATATCTCCGCCCGCGTCAACCGTCCATAGCTCCGGGCGGCATGGAAGTTTAGCAAGCTGTCGCCCGTGGATAACAAGCGCCTCAATTAGTAAGCGCTCTTTGACATTCGGTGGAAGGTCATATTGGATCGGTATCGGCGGCTCTTTAAAAAAACCGTATGCCGTGACCCCGCACTGCTGATCTTGCGCGAAACTTGCCACGCCCCATGTAAGCGCGTATGACGGGTTTAAGTCGGTCGCGGCAAGTATGACCTGCGACCAGTCCGGCACGTACCCCGCCGGGCGGTCATGGTCCGTGCGGGATATGATCGCCGCCGGGGTCAGGTTGTAAATTGTGGTTTCTGATGATAGCGGCTCATTTTGATACTCCGCCCAAAACTGATCTCCGCAAACCAGCAGCAAGTTTTCCGCGGTCTGGATTGCGGAATATTCCCCGTCCCTGATCCGCTGCGGCCATGATACAACCGCGCCTTTATCCATTAGTTTACGGTTTGCAAGGTAAAATTTATTCGCGGGCTCCGTCCCTTCACCTTGCGCGTGTCCCTCTTTGTATATTTTGCCGTACTCTTTCCAGAGCGTTTTCTGTGCTTCTGGCCACTCCCTGACAAGCTGGCATGTTTCCCCCTGCCATTCCGGGTGCTCACTGTGATCTAAAAACCTGTGCGCCAAATCTCCTTTTTGTATCACAGTGCAAGGCATGACCGCGGCAATCTTTTTTCCAGGCCCCGCCAATCCCAAAACGTCGCCGGTGATTATCCGCTCGCGCTGATCGCATTGCGTTTCACTTTCCGCACTCTCCCGCGTCTGCGGATCATCCAGCAGCACAAAGTCTGGCCGCTGCGCCTTTCCGCTTTTCTTGTCTTTAACCTTGCCTCGGATCGCACCTGTCAATCCGTGCCCCTCGATGATCGCACCGCAGGCCGGGTAAAGCGTTGCTTCTTCTTTTGCATACGTGTCGCCGTTTTCTTTAGGCTGGTTTTCGTTCGTGACCTCTGGCAAAATTAGCGTCGATTTGCTCCACTTTAGCCCGCTGCTCTTGCCGTCCGCACGTAATTGATACCGCGCCTTGATAGCATTGCCCTCTGTGTTGCGGGCATAGGCGGTCACATGCGGGTAATGCTCATGCAGGGTGTCGCTCTCCATGATGTTCTGACGACAAAATTCGATGATGTCTTGCGCTAAATCCGCGGTTGCCGCTACGATTATCACGTATTTACGCAGTCCGCATAGCATTATATATAAGACAATCCATTTAAGAATAGTGGTTTTGCCATGACCCCGCGGCATTGCGACCGAGAATAGCCCGCCGTCCCTGACAGCAAGCGCGGTTTTTTTGAACATGCTTTCA